GGTATAGAAAATGCAGGCTATGCATGTAATTGTTGTGGTGCTGATCCATCTTGCTTACAGTATGTATGTTTTACAACACCTAGTGCGTCGTGTACAGTTGGTTGCGGACAATGGGCAATTTACGGATACAACAGATTAGCATAAAAATGGAATTCAAAAATGAATAAATCAGATTTTTATAAAACGTGGTATGTTAGACATGGACAACCGTTGAATGAGTACGGATATCCTCCTGTACTATGGCAAGCTCTACCAATAACAGATGAAACCGAATGGCAAGCATTTCTCCAAATGGAGCCAGATCCAGAAGATTTTGTATTATATAATGAAGAAGCTGCCAACCATGCCGGTGTGCCATATACTAAACCACACAAGTATGCTAGAACGTATCCGGCTTTAGCTGAACAATTAGATGGAATTTATAAAGCATTAATGGCTGTTAAAGCATCTGGCATTGATTTAGGCGCAGAAGGAAATGCATATTTAGATAGTATTACTGCTATTAAAACAGCACATCCAAAAACTCCAGATTGGAAAGTTCCAGATCCGTCTACACTTGGTGCAACATCTACACCTGACGGTGGTAATGGTATCGCACCTGCAATGCCAGCGGCAAAAGTTATCAATCCTTTTCCAATAACAAATAATCCTCCTGCATAATTATATCACAATTATATCAGTATAAAATGTACCCACATAAATAGAAGCAATAACTATTATGTGGGTACTTTATGAATAAAACAACCAAAAAAGCATTTGTAATCAACGGTGGCGCCGGCCGTGTTCTCTGTGCAATTCCAGGGCTAGAGCATTATGCAAAAACACACGACGGTGATATAATCATCATTTCCGAAGCGTGGAGCGAATTATATCTTTCAAGCAATATTTTAAGAGATAAAGTATATCAACTTAATGATAGAAATCTTTTTAATGTAATAAAAGATCGAGAAGTAATCAGCCCTGAACCTTATCGACTTAACGCATATTTTAATCAAAAAGCTAACATGATTCAAGCATTTGATATGCTTATTAATTATGATACGCCACCTGAAAAAATACCAGAAACAAAAAAATACGAATTAAACATTGGCAAATCGGATCAGGTATTCGGTTATAACTCCATAGAAGAAATACGAAAATTATATAAACGAGATAAAGTTGTTGTATTCCAACCATTTGGTAGTGGAATAAAACAAAACGGATCATTTATTTTTGATGAAACAGGCAGATCATTCGAACCGAAAGATGTAAAAAGAATTGTAATGGAATTAGCTAAACACTATGCTGTCATATTGTTCAGTAATATTAATCCATTTCCTGAGGATAGCACAGTTCCAGTAGTAGTTCCACCAAATGTAAACTTATTACAATGGTCCGGTATTATTAATGCCGCAGATTATTTTTTAGGATGCGACTCTATAGGGCAACATTTTGCTAATTTCTTAAATAAACCTTCAACAGTTGTTATTGGTGCAACATATCCTGAAAATATTTCATATCCTGAAAATAAACGATTTAAAATCTTTGATTTAGGTAAAGAAAAAAGAAAATATTCTCCATTACGAATAACTCAGGATTTTGCGGTAGAACGAAACAATGAAGATTTAATGGTGTTAACTGAAGATAATTTCAGAGCAATTATTAAAAGTATTCAACAAGTGTTAGGTACAAAAAAAACATATACTCCGCCGGATAACAATCTACCAGCATTAAATGTTCCATCAATAACTACACCGTCTAACAATTTATCTAGCATTCTTTTACCAGGTGAAGATTCTACAGAAATACCTCCTGAAATATTAGAAGTAAGAAAACTAGGAGCAGATTTAAATCTAGAACAACCTGTTCCTCCTTGGTGCCAACAACCAACCAAACAAATAGGAGAAAGATAATGAGTCGTATGAACACGGGTTATATTTTAGGAATTTCTCGAGGGCACAATGCCGGAGTTTGTTTATTGAAAGATGGGGAGATCGTTTTTAGTATCGAAGAAGAACGGCTAAGTAGATTAAAATATGATGGTTCTCCTTTTGCCGGAATGAAAAAGGTGTTAGATTATACAGACAAAATAGATTACTTAATTATTTGTCACACCCAACCTCTTGTTGGCGCTGGTAAAATTGAATATACTGGTGAAGATATGTATACAGGATATGCAAGAAAATTAGGACTGATCGATCGTAAAGAAGACAGATTTAATCATCCTCAAGTTATTGATATAAGTAATCAACATCATAAAGTACATGCTTCGGCAGCATTTTATCGTTCAGGATTTAAAAATGCTACCGCTGTCGTTGTCGATGGCGCTGGATCTGAATATATATCTAATAACGAAAGTTTATGGGAAGTTGAATCTATCTTCGAATGTTCGTATGATACTGGAATTGTTACTAAGTTTAAACATCTTGGTTGTAGAAGTCCTATTGCAAATGTTTATGTTAATAAAGCAAAGATGGAATATTTTGACGAAACTGATAATACAGTTGAATTAGTCATAACAGATCATGCAGGTATAGTAAAGTGTTATGAATCTGTGACAGAATATTGTGGCTTTTCGGCCATCGAAGCAGGAAAAACAATGGGGTTATTCCCATATGGTTCCGCAGACAACAATCTTCCTTCATTATTTCAAAAGGATATGAAATTCCCAATTTCTAATAGAAATATTGTCATACCTACATATCCTAATAGTGCTATATTAAATTCTGCAATGCATGAAGCGTTGGAAGAGTGGCCGACTTCAGAATCAATAGATCCCACTACTATGACAAATAGAAGAAATGCGGCATATTGGGTTCAAACACAAACACAACAAGCGGTATTAGATTTTATTATTAAAGCAGTAGAAAAAACAGGTAATAAAAACGTTGTACTTAGCGGTGGATATGGTTTGAATTGTGTTGCTAACTATTTTTATCTTAATAAATTAAACGAGTTAGGCATTAATTTATATGTTGAGCCAGTATCAAATGATGGCGGAACTGCTATTGGCGCCGCATTATTCTGGTATCACTTGTCATCTCAAAGTACTAAACAACGGGAAAGATTTGATTCTATATATCTTGGTCCTAAATATGATTATAGCATTGAATATATCGAAAATGCTGTAAGTAGTGTATCAGGAACTATTGAAGATTGTACCACAACTGACATCGTATCACTTTTAAGAGATAAAAATATTGTTACTATATTTCAAGGTAGATCAGAAAACGGACCAAGAGCGTTAGGTAATAGATCAATTTTATTTGATCCGACTTTTAAAGACGGAAAAAATTATGTTAATCGTGTAAAAAATAGAGAATATTTTAGGCCTTTCGCCGGATCGATATTAGAAGAACATGTTCACGATTGGTTTGACCTTAGAGGTATGCCTAACAGCCCCCATATGATGTATGCTGTAAACTGTCAAGAAGGTGTAGCTGAAAAAATTCCTTCAGTTATTCATGAAGACGGTACTTGTCGAATTCAGACAGTAACAAAAATTCAGAACGAATATTTTTATAATTTAATAGAAGAATTCTATAAAGAAACTGGTATACCTATGTTATTCAACACCTCGTTTAATTTAGGCGGAGAACCATTAGTAGAAACAATAGAAGATGCGCTATGGACTTTAGAAAATTCTTTAATTGAGTATTTGTATTTGCCTGAATATAATAAACTTATTACCATAAAGAATGGCTAACATACAACAATTTGTTTGCATGAGTGGATTGCCGAGAACAGGGTCCACTCTGCTTTCGGCAATACTTTCTCAGAATCCCAACATACATTCTGAAGGAAACTCTGCTGTTTGTCAGTTAATGGTAGATATGGACACTTCATGTAAAGAAGCATGCAAGGAACAATTAATTGCCAATAATAGAGAAAGTACTAGAATAGATTTAATTAAATCTATACCAAATGTTTATTATAAAAATGTAACTGCTCCTATAGTAGTTGATAAATGCAGACACTGGACGATTCCAGAAAATCAAGTACTATACAACTATATTACTGACAATCCGAAAACTATAGTTCTTACTCGCCCGACGGAAGAAATTATTAAATCGTTAATACATTTACACGAAGAAAATAACTACGGTGGTAATTTGGAACAACAGTTAATTGCTACATGGATACCACCGATAATACATTCGATTAACGGTATTAAATGGGCTAAACAAAATAATAACGGCGAATTTTTATTTGTCACTTACGAAGAATTAGTAACTCAAACTTCAGAAACTATAAAAAAAATATATTCTTTTTGCGAATGGGAAAGTTTTGATCATGATTACAATGAAATTGTAAATCAACATCCAGAAAACGATCATGTCTACAACTTATTAGGTATGCATGATGTTAGATCGACAATATCAAAACGAAACTTAAATACTCAACTAAGTCCTGCAATGCTAAAAAAATGCAGAGATTTAGATTTATATTAAATCGATTAAATTAAATATTGTTTGTAATTTTGTACGTATCATTTTTGAACTAAAACTATTACGTAACCCTTGATGCAATGGTTTAGGAGCACGATCTATTGTTGCCCATGCCCACCCTTGATGCTCATTACTTAATTCTGGAACAAACTCTTTATCTATTACACACAGGTATGTATGAAAATTAAACACTTTGTCATTAGATACAAATGTTTCTAATGGGATTGTTTTAATTACATCAGGAATACTTCCAATTTCCTCAATAATTTCACGTTGCAATCCTTGCCAAGGAGTTTCTCCTGTGATATTTGTACCTCCGACTAAGCCCCAAGTTCCTTCGTGCTTGCCGTGAGCTTTTTGTAATAATAGAAAACGTCGTGTAGACTTGGCGTAAAACAATGCTCCGCTACAAACTATTGGTTCTTTTATAGTATTATTTTCCATTGGCCGATATCATATTCACCATCGTAGCTCTTAACCCATGAAACTCCGTTCCACTTGTATTGAACTCCAGTGTATATATTTGTTTGCCATACCATAGTGTTAGAATATTGACTAGCATTAAAGATTACATTCCATTGAGATCCGGTATACTCTACAATGTCATTGGCTTTAGCAAC